AGAAGACGAAGCGACCGACCAAGCTGCCGAAGAGCTGGAAGCCGACACCCGAGCATCTGGAGCGCGCCCTGGCTGCCGACCTGGACCTCGGCAAGGAGGCCGACAAGTTCCGGGCCCACGCAGCCGAGAAGGGACGCACGGCGGTCAACTGGAACGCCGCGTTCACACGCTGGCTGATGAACGCCGAGGAGTACGCGCGGCGAGACCGACCAGCCACCAGCCCCCAGCCAGATGTCCGGGTCTACATCGACTACTCGGCCCTGCCCGACGGGCTGGGCCCCGAGGAGTACGACGCCTGGTATCGGCAGGCCTACGCCGACGCGAAGGCGAAGGCACTCGCCGACGCGAAAGCCCGGACGGCCGGTCGATGAACGCCGAGGTCTACGAGTTCACCCCCGACCAGCGGCAGGCCCGCGAGGCAGAGATCGGGCTGCTCGGCGTCGCCATGGCCGGCGGCGTCGACCTCGACGAGCTGCTCGATCGGGTCTCGCCGGGAGACTTCTACCGTCCCCAGCACGCCGACATCTGGACCGCCATCGGCAATCTGCACCGCAAGGGCATCGCGCCCGAGATGGTCGCGGTCGCCGACGAGCTGATGGCCACCGCGCCGGTCGTGGGCAGGGTCAAGCGACCCGCGGCCAGTGCCGTCGACCTGCACACGATGGTCTCCGTCGCGCCGCTGTCGGTCCACGCCGAGCACTACGCCGACCTCGTGGTCAAAGCCGCCGGGTTCCGCACCCTGCAGGCCGCGGGCACCCGGGTCCAGCAGATCGCGGTCGAGTCCGACGACCTGGCCGAGGCCCGGGAGAACGCCCGGGCCGCGATCGACGAGGCCTGCGCCGGGCACAACTCCAGCCGTGCCAGGATGCTCGCCGACCTGATGCCCGACGTGCTCGACGTTGCCGAGCACGGCACCGAGGACGTACTCTCCACCGGCTGGCCCGACATCGACCGGCTCATCGGCGGCATCGCCCCCGGACGGCTGCTCGTCGTCGGCGCACGGCCCGGTGTCGGCAAGAGCCTGCTGCTCACCAACATGGCCCTGCACGTCGCCCACCACCTCGGCCACGCGGTGCTCATCGCCTCGATGGAGATGCCCGAGCGTGAGGTCGGCCAGCGACTCCTCGCCGCCCACGCCAACGTCGGCCTGGCCAGCATCCAGTCTGGCCAGGTCTCCACCTCGGACTGGGAGCGGATCAACCGCAAGTACGCCGAGATCGTCGACATGCCGATCTCGGTCGACGACGCACCCGGGCAGACCATCACCACGATGCGCACCGCCGCCCGCAACCTCCAGCGCAAACGCGACGACCTCGCCCTCATCGCCGTGGACTACCTCCAGCTCGTCCGGCCCTCCGAACGCCGCAGCAACCGCGCCGAGGAGGTCGCCGAGATCTCCCGCGGCCTCAAGCTCCTGGCCCGCGAGACCGGAGCCTGCGTCGTCGCCGCAGCCCAGCTCAACCGTGAGGCCGCCAAGGGCGACGGCAGACCACGGCTCACCGACCTGCGCGAGTCCGGCGCCATCGAGGCCGACGCCGACCAGGTGATCCTCATGCACCAGCCCGACGACGACCTGCCAGAGCTGGAGCTGCTCATCGACAAGAACCGCCACGGCCCACGAGGCAACGCCAGGTTGCAGGCAGCTGGCGCCTACGCACAACTGCGCTCCGTCGCCTGGAGCCCATCAGGAGCGATCCGATGAGACCCACGCCCGCCTACCAGACCGCACGAACCCAAGCCCCCGCCACCACGGGGGCTTTCGAGACTCAGGAGGACGAATGACCAGACACCGAGCCCGACCCGGCGAACGGTTCCGCTCGATCCCAGCCAGCCGTTGCGCCGAGTGCGGGAAGGTCTCCTACGCCACCAAGGCCGACGCCAAGCTCGCAGCCAAGCGCACCGACCACGGCGGCACTCGGCTCGACGTCTACCGCTGCCCACACCGACCTGAGTCCTGGCACTGCGGACACCTGCCACGGGCTGTCGTCCGCGGCGAGGTCGGCCGCGAGCACATCGGGAAGCCCGGCGCATCCCGTGGCCAGGTCATCACCTGCTGCGCCACCGAGGTCATCGGCACCGCGCACCCCGACGGCTCCATCGGCTGGCGCTGCCCGGCCTGCACCCGGACGCTGCGACTGGCCGATGACGAGGCCAACCGGATTCTCGGAGCGCTTTGGGCGGCCGGGGTCAAGCCGACGTTGGAGCTGGTCGAGCAGGCGCGAGGACGGGTCGGGAGATGACCCGAGCCAAGCGAGATCATGCACCCATGCCAGAGATACGCGAGGCCCCCTGCCCGACCTGCGGCGCCGAGACCGGATCGGACTGCGCTGGCGGCGCTGGATTCCACCTCACCCGCATCGCCGCATCCGACCCCAACCTGCGCCTGTACGAGATGGCCCGGACCATCGTCCGCGGCGGTCGCTACATCCGCCAACGCCGCTACATCACCCCTTGGCGAGACGAATAACCCCGCCGCCGCAACCACCACCAACCCGCCCATGAGGCGGGTTTCGTCTTCCTGGGAGGGAAACACGTGAACCCGAGCAGCGTCTGCAACTGCGGCCGACCAACCCGCGACGACGCCTACGCCTGCGAGGACTGCCTCAGCAGCCTGTTCGCCGCACTCGGCGAGATCCCCGCACTCGACGACGAGCTGGAGACCACCATCACCAGACAACGCGCCCTGCCAACCGAGGGAGGCGCCGCGTCCGCGGAGGCGCCCATGCCATGGAACCAGCGCGCCAGCGAGGCCAGACGACACCTGCGGCACACGCTCGTCACCTGGGTACGGCACTGCATCGAGGACGACATCCGCTCATCCGACCCCAACACCGGCTGGCCCGCCGACACCATCGCAGCCATGTCCCGCTGGCTCATGTGGCGCGTCGACGGCCTCGGCCTCAACGACCTCGGACCCGACGCCGTCGAGGAGATCACCAACGCCGTGGCCTCCTGCTGGCGGGTCGTGGACCGACCAGCCGAACGCACCTACCACGGCCCGTGTACCTGCGGCCGAGACCTGTACGCCAAACCACGGTCCACCACCGTGGTCTGCCCCGCCTGCGAGACCGAGCACGACATCGCCGCGCTGGAGACACGCAACCGCGGACTCATCGAGACGAGGCTGTGGACGCTCGACGAGCTGATGACTGCGCTCGGCAGGTTCGGGTTCCGGGTGCCGAGGAAGCGGGTGCAGGAGTGGATCTACCGCGGTCGGCTCGTCGACCACGGCATCCGGGGAGCGCAGCCTGTGTACGCGCTCGCCGACGCTCTCGAACTCGCCGGGCAGTGGGAGGCGCGCCACGCCAGGAGCTCGAGGGTTGTTGCTTGACAGGTTTGCGGATACCCTGTGGTCAGGATTGCTACACGAGTCCGATGAGCCCGAGCCGGTTGGCCGGGCTCTTTGCTTTGGCGGGAGGTTCGCCGTGGCTGAGCGACGCAACGGCAGGACCCGGCGCGAGCGACAGAACGCCGACAACCTCAGGGCCCAGCGGCGTCAGCCGTGTGCCCGGTGCGGACAGCCCATCGACTACGACGCTCCCGTCGGTCACCCTGACTCGTTCAACGCCGGGCATATCAAGCCGTGGATCAGCCATCCCGAACTACGCGAGGACCCGAGCAACCTCAGGCCCGAACACGAGCGCTGCAACAAGTCGGCGCACGAGTCTGAGGGCATCGGGCTCGGGTCTACGTCGCGCAGGTGGTAGGGGCGTATCGATCGCGAGATCAGCGACGTCTGGACCAATGCTCCGGCAGCGGTTCATCTCCCCCCGAGGCTCTGACCCGGGGTCGCGCGAGAGGAGGTCTCGATGAGCGCCGACGAGGACAACATCATCGAGGCAACCGAGCGCGCGATCGAGTCGGCTGACCACCTGACCGATCAGGACGCTGGAGCCGTCGAGGCCCTACGGATGCTCGCCCGGAAGATCGCCGCCTGGGATCAGATCGTTGATTGGGCCCTGGAGGATGCGGCCGGCGAGGGTCGCCCGGTAGTCCCGGCCAATGACAACGTCTCCATCCCGACGTACCTCAAGTACTGCGAGTCTCTCGGCCTAACGCCCGCAGGCCGATCGAAGCTCGCGGAGAAGAAGCCGGAGGGCAAGGGTGGCAAGCTCGGTCGCCTCTCGGCAGTCCCGAAGCCGGCCTGACCGGAAGCGGCTCGGATCCGAGGTCCCGCGGATCTGGACTAAGCCGCTGCGCAAGCTGACGCCGAAGACATCGCTCGGCTTCTCGGTGATCGAGTTCGCCGAGGTTGTCCTGGAGATCGAGCTACTTCCTTGGCAGCGCTGGTTGCTCATCCACATGCTGGAACTGCTGGACGACAACTCGCTGCGCTTCCGCACGGTGATCGTGCTGGTGGCCCGCCAGAACGGGAAGAGCACGCTGTCGCAGGTCATCGCTCTATGGTTCATGTACGTCTACCGCGTCGCCCTGGTGATCGGCACGGCGCAGGATCTCGACGTCGCTGAGGAGATCTGGCAGGGCGCGGTCGAACTGGCCGAGGAGTCCGAGGATCTCGCGCCGCTGATCGAACGCGTCGTGAAGGTCAACGGGAAGAAGGCCCTGGAGGTCGACGCCGACAACGACGGCCGGGTCGACACCCGATACAAGGTCAAGGCCGCCAACCGTCGTGCCGGCCGCGGCCTCTCCGGCGACCTGATTCTGTTGGACGAGCTGCGCGAACACCAGTCGTGGGATGCCTGGGGTGCGATCACCAAGACGACGATCGCCCGCGCACACGCCCTGATCCTCGCTTTGTCGAACGCTGGAGACGCGACGAGCGTCGTCCTCCGCCACCTACGACAGATGTGCATCCGCTCACTGGTCGAAGCGGGCGAGATCGATCTGCGCGGCGAACTGGACGAGGACATCGAGAAGGTCGTCGCCGAGTACGTCGAGGACGGCATCGACGAGGCCGAGGCGTTCGCGAACGGCAACGATGACTCCGTTGCGATCTTCGAGTGGTCGGCCCCGCCCGGCTGCAACGTGCTCGACCGCGACGGTTGGGCGATGGCGAACCCCTCGCTGGGCTACACGATCACCGAGCGGACGCTGGCCTCGGCCGCGCGGACCGACCCCGAGTGGGTGTTCCGCACCGAGTGCCTGTGCCAGTGGTCGGATGGCACGCTCGAAGGCCCGTTCCCGCCTGGCACCTGGGACGCCGGACGCTGGGACAAGGACGACCCGAACCCGCCGCAGATCGTCGGCAACGTCATGGCCTGCGTGGACATGTCGCAGGACCGGATCAAGACCTACATCTCGTTCGCCGGCCGCCAGGCCGATGGATCTGTTCAGGTGGAGCTGGTCGCCGAACGCGCCGGATCTGCATGGGTGGTCGACTGGCTGCGGGAGCGCAAGGACGTCATCGATGCATGGACGGCGCAAACCCGCGGCGCACCGGTCTCCGCGCTCGTTGATGAATGGGCGAAAGCACTCGACGGCGACATCGAGCATGTCGAGTGGCAGGGATCGGATCTCCCGGGTGGCACCGGCAGGTTCTACGACCT